ATGGGACTTTTAAAGAAAAAACAACCCATGCAGGACTTAGGTTCTTCTTTAACCACCAATGTGATTTCCTCACCAACCTTGTATTCTTTCATTATTTACCTCGCTTTCTGTTTAAAAGTTTCTGACCATATTGATGTTTCCAATAATCATCTACTAGTGGAAATTCTGGATGTGGGTAATATAAGATATGACTCATTTCTCTTCTCCTTTCTGCTCTAGTAAATCATCAATGTAGAGCCAACGAGTAATATTGCTACAAGCAACGGCATCATCCCAAAATGGATAGAAATTATTTTGCCATTCTTTCCATACATAATAGAAATTGCGTTTTGTTTCTATTAAGATTGTTGCTTCTTTTCTCGGCTCCTCACTAGCATCATGCCACAAGCTCTTCAAAAACTCTTGGATTGCCCAGTGAGCACCAGCCTTAAAATCATCAATGCTTCTTAGCTGGAAATATGCCGTTTCATTAACCTTCTTACTAAGGATATACACTCTTGCTGCTTCTTCTATCTTCTTTTCGTATAGCATAAATCAATCCTCCACTACTTTATAGATTATACTTTTCTTGTCCTTTCGCTCGGCTCTGCTACACTTAAACTGCTTGCAGAAATCGTCGTACAAACTTCTTGCAATCTCGTCAAAAAAGCAGCCGTCGCAACTATTGTTTGGCGACTCTACAACCTCCAACGTGAGGCGAGAGCCAACTGGGATTTCTTCCATAACTAAACCTTTTTGTGTTTCAACTCTTCCAAGTCGTATTTTAAACGCTCATGGAAATTGTCCTCCCCATCATCACCACTCAGAAGCCAGTCGATACGTTGCGCATAGACCTCTGCTTTCTTCAATAAGGCGATTCCTTTCTTAAACTCTCTGATTGTCTCCTTGGAGTAACCAGACGCATTCGGCATCGTATGATGATGTTTCTTGATATACTCCTTTTCGTTATCATCGAGCCAATGGTCTTCGATGTACCTATCCACTTCCCAATCATCCTCTATAGGGTGTCCATAAATCTCATCCTCAATCTTTGTGTATATGTCAGCAATACAATACTGAGCATAATCAGAAGCACCTCCAGACATAATTACTTTCCTTTCTTCTTTAAGTTATTGATTCTAGTTTCCTTCAAGTACTTCTCGGATTTCTTTAGTCCGAGTTTCTTTGCCTGCTTTGTCACCTCATAGCCGGTGCGACCGACAATCTTTGCGATTTCCTTGTTGGGTGTGTCAGAATAAGCCATCTTCAATGCCCTAATCTGAACATCGTTCCAAGGTGTGCCAGTGTTGCAGGCAGGATTCTCTTTGTCTTGTCCGTCAATCGTAAGATTAAGTCCATTCATATCTACAGCTTGCTCCAGTGCCTTGTCTGCACGTTTCCAGTCCAAGACCTTCATACCGATAATCTCGAAGCCGAGATTGAACTTGTCGGGGCATTCCGAGAACACTAGCTTGTCAACCTTCGTCGGGTACAAAATTTCCATTGCGTTCCTCATTCGGGCGTGAACACCCTTGATAGGTGCGCTGAACCTCTCTGCGATATTGAAGACGTGGATGCCATTGTTCTCACGCATCACCTTTGCGAACTCGTTTACCGAAGAGGTGAGCATACCGCTCATTATCTCGCTCATAAGAATCATTGTGTACATCTTATGTTCCTTGACACCGTGCTTTAGAAACTGATTGTCGATTGCGAAGAAGCATTTCTGAACGTCTGGCTTCAAGTCGTCCTCGATGATGTCCGTGAGGTCTAGCCATAGCTGATACATCTGTACCTCGCTCATATAGTGCTTGAATGCGGCGATTAAATCGTCCGACTGTTCCTTTGCCTCGGTGAGACGTTTCTTAGCCTCCATACGGAAGATTTTCTTGTCCTCCTTGATAAGGTTGTACGTATCTGTTATCTGCGTCTGCACCACGGAAGCGAAACCACCTATCATAGTGTAGAAGAGCATATAGAACTTGCTCACCTGTTCTTGTGTTGGGTGATATAAAGGGACACCGTTGAGCACTGGTCTCGATGTTTTTGGATTCCAATTCGTCTGCATAGGCTTACATCTTGTTTTCGACCGCCAACGCACAGACGAGGCAGAAAATCATCAATACCATCAACCAGACGTGTTCGATTGCGAAGAACACCATCGCTAGCCCTGCCAACGCTGCGGAGGCGATGAGCAGGGTCATTACTATAATATGCTTATATTTCTTCATTCTCAACTTTTCTTTTGTAATATTTTCTGTTAGCACCACGACTCTTTGCTAGCATTCTCTCGTATTGCTCTGGGTTGTTTTCTTTCAACCACGCATAATGTTTGCGGCGATATTCTCTATTACGAGCCAGCTTCTCTTCTTTCGTGATTGTCTTTCGGTTGTTTGCAACGGACTGACTTTGCGCCTTGCGTATGTTGTTTAATATAAATTCCTTTGATTTCTTCAAACCAAGCATCTTAGCCCTTGTAGATACAGCCTTTTGTGTTCGTCTCAACGCCTTCCCGATATTGATGTTCGAGTTATTGGCATAGTTGTCCTTTAGGAACTTATCATCCGCATTCGTCCATAAGTTATCTAGCCTCATATCACTGCACCCCCTTTCCGTTGTCGTAGCAAGCCTTGTAGCTATCAAGTTGCTGGCTTACGTGAACCAGCTTGTGATTGTAGCTGTCACGTTCCGCTCTTGCCTTGCCTTGAAGACCGCCAAGAGGATTTGCAGTCTTGTCTCTACCTGTTCGCTCACAATATGTTTCCCAGGTAATTGCGTTCTTCTTTGCCTCGATAGCCTCTTGTTTTTGTTTCTCGGCAAGTTTCTCGCTATCAACCATAGCACGTTGCTCAAACAAGATGTATGAGTAATCTTTGAGACCAAACAGAATGTCTTGTGGATTGACGGTACGCCCTGCGTAGAGCTTACCATAGTCACCAAGCGAGAAGCAATAAAAGAAATGTGTAAGCTCGGCAGGAGTAAGATGATAGTACTCTTGTCTTATCCTCGCTGCAAGGGCGTTCACCTGATAGACAGTGACGGATTCAAAAGCACCAAGGAACGTAAATAACTCGATGAGCATCTTCTTTATCCACCACTCGCTTGCGCCATCGGAAAACTTGTTGTCTATTTCCACGAGGGAAAGACCGCCTTGTTCCACAGCTTGGTGTGCGGTCGTTATCATATCCTTGCGCTTCGATAATGCAGGATATTTCCAAAGGAAATCCATATATCCATTGCCGAACCTTTCGACAGCCGCTGCGATGTCAGCTTGTGAGGATTGCTGCTGCCTTGTTAATTGATTGCTGTTGTCTTGCATAACTATTAACACTATTGTCTTTAGGAGCGAACAAGCCAGTGTAGTTGTTGCCCATTGAGAAATCTACTATCTGCTTTGCGTATTCGGGGTTTCCTCCGCTCATTTGCAGTAGTTTCTTCTTTAGGGCTGCAAGTCCACGTGGCTTGTACGATTGTTTCTTTTCTTTCTTGTAAGCCAGCCACTCGTCAAGAGCTTCTTGACACGGATAATCGCCTTGTGGCGGCTCTTCTACTTGGAAATCAGATAAGTCATACCCAAGGGCGAAAGCAGCACCCATACAGAAGATTTTCTGCTTTTCTCGGTCGCTTGGGAACAACTCGTTAGACTTCTGTCTTATTTCTTTAGGTAATATCATACGCCTAAGTATTTTTGTTGATTTTCTACATCATGCCGAATGTGAAGCAATGCGATATACTCGTCAGATGAAGGAAAGTCAAATCCTGTCTCTTCCTTAGACCAAGCACGAAAGTTGTCTATTGACTTGCTCATTTCGTCCTGCGTAAGGTCGGCAGAGGAACGTAGGTAAGTGTAAATCTCACCTGTGAACTTGTCTATCCCCTCTCTGACGAATATATCCTTGTTTGCGGTCAGCTTATAGAAATGCGTCTTAACTTCATCAAGTGTATAACCGAATTGTAAGCCGAAAGAAGATAGCATTGTATGTAAGTATTTGTTACTTTGTAACGAACGTCCTTTCTTCTCTGTAAGCTCAACCATCGAGCCTTTGTTTTGAAGCTCTACACATCTGTCACGGAACTTTTGAAGCTCCACTGCATTCTTTAAGTTGTACCACATATTTCACAATTAAATGCTTGCTTTATCATTTCAACCTTTGCATCAAAAAGGAAGGTCATCTGACTGACCTTGTGCATTGGGTGGTGCAGGCTGACCGTTAGGCACTGCGCTACGCATAGCTTGTTGTTGCGCTTGTGCTGCGGCTTGTGCTCCTGCGGCAGGATTGTTCGCTCCCCACTGCTGACCTCCTTGTTGGTAGCCTCCTTGTGGTGGCTGCTGATAACCTTGCTGTCCTTGGCGATTGATGTTCCAGGCACGGATTTGATTAAACCAACGCCCATTGTATTCGTGTGCGTCGATGTCAAAATCAACTGTCACGTTCTGCTCTCCAACTTGTGGATTGAGCTGATTGATTTTGTCTTGCCCGAACAAGTTAAGAACAACTCTCTTTGGATATTGCCCTGGGACTTCAACCACGAAATCCAGGGACTGCCATTCTTTGCCTTGTTGCGATACACCGCTTTTCAATGGGCATACCACAACGATGTTTCCTGTAATTTGCATTAATCTATCTTTGTGTTATATAAATACTGCGTTAAACCTCGAAACTCTGCCCAATCCAAGAATTGGTCTAAGAGATTACGAATATCTTGCTCCATACCATCGTATCGGCAAACTCTGATAGGAGGCGTGTGCGGAATAAGCGGCAAGCCACGAACATCATATCCGTGCTTGTCTATCTTATATTCCTCGAAGCAGAAGAGGTCGAAATCGAAGATGTCAGCCCCGAACATATCAAGATAAAATCTCCACTGGCAAGAGTCGTAATATTGCTTATCTTGTGGCGTACTATACTTTGTCTTAATGTCTCGAAGCTGCAAACCATTCACTACGTCGGCGCAACCAGTGACAACCGCCCTTCCGTAATCCTTATACTTTCGTATCTCGTGGAAGGCTTCGATGTTTTGGTAGCGATAATCAAGAGCGACCTTGATTTGGTTAAGGTCAAGAGTAACAGGGTAGCCATCTATGTCGAACGTGCGACCTTCGGGTACTGACTCTTGCTTCTCCTTACCATAATATGTAAATGTGCGATAACCAGCTGGAGCGACAACACAAGGCTGGCATCCTGTCTCTACTATTGCGTGGAAAGCCGAGCCAATGCGTGTATATTCGTTCCCTTGGAACTCACCTACGATGTTGTCTATAACGCTCTGCTCTGTTATCTCGTAGTTGTCATACTCCGATTGTTCGATGTATCTTCTGAACGCCTCTATCGTTGTCACACGAGCGAGTGGCTTCTTACTTTGCTCCATCGGCGTTTTCTTTAGCCTCATCCTTCTTGTCTTCTTTCTTGGCAGCAGACTTCTTTTCATCGGAAGGCTTAGTAAACTTGCCGTCGGCATAAGTAAAGCCCTTTGCGGCGAGTGCCGTGGAAATCTCATTGAAGAAAGGCTGCTTCATAATCTGAGGCAACTCCTTGCAGTCGGCGAGCAACTTGGCTGCGCCCTCATCATCCTCTACCTTGGCAAGCTCTCCACGCAACTTAGTGATAAGCTCGTTAGCCTTGCGCTGCGCCTCGGACTTAGACTGAATAGATTCCTTTACCTTCTTGATGATGTCACCCATAAAGGTAGCGAACTCTGGAGCGGTAGCATCAGGGATTTCAGTCAATGGAATCTGTGCTACATTCTTGCCGATGTAGTTATCTGTTGGCTCAAATGAGATATGGCGTTTTCCGTTAATCATCGAAATGTAACCAACTTGGTCTGCAATACGAAGAAGCAAGTCTTTGGATTGACCTGTGCAATCGGGCGAGTGCTTGATTACATCACCCTCGGAAGTTTCCTTATCGTGACAGATAAAGATGAGGTCTGAACCATTTGAACGAAGAGTTCCGACGAACGACTTAAATTCATCGCCCATCTGACCATATCGCTTCAAAGTGTTTGTACGCAATTTGTAGTTCATCTGACAAACATACTCAGACAAGAAATCGTCCAAAATTGCCTTGGCTGTATCACCGACGATAGTCTTGTAATCCTTGAAAGCAGGGATATTGTCAAGAACCTCTTGCCAAGTGTTTGCGCAAAGGGTATCTACACGTTGCACAGCTCGGTCATATCCGCGGTCACAGTCTAGTATCAGAGGCTTTTCTGCTGTTGTGGCAAGTGATGTCTTGCCTGAACCAGGCTGACCGTACAAAACAATAATAACAGGACGTTCTGGAGCAACGTCGTCTTTTTTAATGATTGGCATTTTATCTTTAATTTTTAAATTGTTATTTACTCATTCATATCTCCATTCCCAGTTACTGCAACAGTAGTCTGTGAACCTACGAGCCT